GAACACGCCGATTTACCAAAAATCGAAGACAACTACAAACGTGCAGTCACAGCTGTTATCCTTGAAAACCAAGAGAAAGCTTTAAACGAAGATAGAGCTACTCTTGCAGAAGCAGCACCTTTAAATTCCACTGGCACAGGTATTTCTAACTGGGATCCGATTTTGATTTCATTAGTAAGACGTGCTATGCCAAATCTCGTTGCATACGACATTTGCGGTGTTCAACCAATGACAGGCCCAACTGGACTTATATTTGCTATGAAAGCAAGATATAACGATGACGTTGACGCTGATAGATTGAATACATCAGAAGCTTTACATAACGAAGCTAGAACTGATTATTCAGCATCTGCTCAAACAACATCAACTTCAGTAGGAAGTGACCACTCAGGAGACCCTTTTAACGGTTCTTATGGGTCACAAACTTCAGGTGGTATGTCAACAGCTTCAGCAGAGTCACTAGGTGACGGTGCTGGAAACCATTTTGCTGAAATGGCATTCTCAATTGAGAAAGCTACAGTGACAGCAAAGTCAAGAGCACTTAAAGCGGAATATTCATTAGAATTAGCACAAGACCTCAAAGCAATCCACGGTCTTGATGCAGAATCAGAACTTGCAAACATTCTATCATCAGAAATCCTTGCTGAAATAAACAGGGAAGTTGTGAGAAGTGTTAACAACCAAGCGAAAACTGGTGCAGCTGCTACAGCTTTAGCAGGAACTTTCAACTTGGACGTTGATGCAAACGGTAGATGGTCTGTAGAAAAGTTCAAAGGACTATTGTTCCAAATCGAAAGAGAATCAAATGTTATTGCTAAAGAAACAAGAAGGGGTAAAGGAAACTTTATTCTATGTTCTTCAGACGTAGCTTCAGCATTGTCAATGGCTGGTGTATTAGATTACGCACCTGCTCTTTCAACCAACTTAAACGTTGATGATACTGGTAATACTTTTGCTGGTGTATTAAACGGAAGAGTTAAAGTCTACATAGACCCATATGCGTCTTCAGACTACTTAACAGTTGGTTATAGAGGTTCAAACCCTTATGACGCTGGATTATTCTATTGCCCATACGTTCCATTACAAATGGTTCGTGCAGTTGGTGAGAATACATTCCAACCAAAAATTGGTTTCAAAACAAGATACGGAATGGTATCTAATCCTTTTGTTGGTTCAACACCTTCAGACGGACTTGCTTCAGCAGGAACAAACCAATACTACAGAAAATTTGCAGTATCAAACATTCTGTAATCGAATTAGATTTCGAACTAAAGGGGACTCTAAGTCCCCTTTTTTTATGTCCTAAATAATAGTGTATCATTAAGATACAGACATAAACACACATACACACAGGAGGAAATTATGTCAAACGGAAAATCAGGCTTCGAAATCAGAGCCGAATTACTAAACCAAGCACAAGGATTACTAGAAGGTAATATCTATCGTAATAATGAGGCGATTGTTGAACACAACAATAACTTCCAAAACGATAAGAAACCATATGGTGACCAATTTGTGTCAACGGAAGAGGTTATTTCAGTTGCAAGACAATTAAACGAATTTGTTAATGAGAAATAACTATAAATAGTATTGTGGGGTGGAATTATTCACCCCCTTTAGAAGGAATAACTATGACAGATTATGAAAGAACAGTGAAAGTGTTGGAAGGCCCTTGGTCAGACAAAGCATTCCCACAAGGTGAAGAGACAACTAAAGGAATTATTAGTAGAAAAATTACTACACTATATGAGAAAGACGGATATCTATGTGAGGAAATCGTCACTAGAGAATATAGAGATGGTGATTACTTTGATACTTCAACAAATAAGAGAGTAATAAAACTTGACTGAAATAAACAAATCTATTCTTAATAAGAATAATTTTAGATTACTAATTGACAAAGTTCCAACAGTGGAATACTATGTGCAATCAGTTAATATCCCAGGCTTATCATTTACAGAAACAATAAGTGCAGCTGGTGTAGGACTGGACGCATTTTTCCCTGGCGATAAAGTGTCATTCGAATCACTAAGTGTATCATTCTTAGTAGACGAAGACCTTGCAAACTTTAAAGAGATGTATGATTGGATGAACGCAATCGTCCCAGTATCAGACCCAAGTGCATATGAAGCTTACGTAGGGACTACAAAAACCTCTACAGGACTCCTCAGTGACGTTGAGAACGATTTAAATCAGTATTCCGACATAACTATAGTGGTCAATACCAATAAAAACATACCTAATAAGTTCTTTAGGTTTCACGATGCATTCCCTATATCCCTCAGTGGTATAGAACTGCAAAGTGGTGCTGAAACAGACGCTGTTGTTGCAACAGTTGAGTTCAGATTCACATATTACGATATCGAATCAACCTCTTAAAACACCTATTAAATACCACATAAATATGGTATAATAGTATATTATGACTTTAGATGAAATTAAGAAAGAGTGGGAAAAGGATTGTGAAATAGACGATATCGAATTAGATAAATCGTCTTTAGAAGTTCCTAAACTCCACGCAAAATACCAAGACTTGTTATCCAGTAAGATACTTGTTATGAAACAGTATCAATTTAAATATGATACACTTCTAAAGAATAAGTGGTTGTGGTATAACGGAAAAATGTCACAAGAACAAATCAAAGAGTTGGGTTGGAATGATGACCCTTTAGACGGATTGAAAGTTATGAAAAATGATTTACAAATTTTCTACAATTCTGATAAAGATATTCAAGAACTCAATGCAAAAATAGAATACCTAAAAGTCACAATAGAATATCTCAAAGAGTGTATGCAAAATATCACTTGGAGACACCAAACGATTAAGAATACAATCGATTGGAGAAAATTCATGGCAGGGTCATAATGCAATATGTAAAAGGAAGTGTTTGGATAGCTGAAGGTTTCTTTACATCTAAAGAAGTAGATGAAATATATGCATCTGCAAATAAAAAGAACTGGGAAACTGGTGCAGTTGGAAATGGTGCTGGTGATATCATTGACCCCGATGGTGAAACTCAAGAACATGGTGTAATTTCTAATGAAATAAGACAATCACAAGTAAAATGGTTAATGCATGAAGATTTACCACAATCATTCCATGAAAAACTTGCAGCTGCAATCCAATATGCATCATTAGATAAAGACTGGAAATGGGATTTTACTAATTTTGAAAATTTCCAATATACTAATTATAGACATAAACCCGATAGACCAAGGGGTGATTTTTATACATGGCATACAGACGCAGGTGGAACAAATTCAACATATCCAACTGGTGAGATTCGTAAACTAAGTTGCACAATTCAATTGTCAGACCCCGATGATTATGAAGGTGGAAATTTTCAATGGATAGAACCAACTCCAGTATTTGATAGACTATTACCTCACCATAAACATATTGATGTAAATCTTTTAACACATACTGCACCTTTCAGTGCAAAAACAAAAGGAAGTGTTATTATATTCCCTTCCGAATTACAACACCAAGTCACCTCAGTTAGTGCTGGTTCAAGAAACTCATTAGTGGGTTGGTTATTAGGGCCTCAGTTCAAATAAAATGGTTAGAGTATCGAAGATAGACGATGTCTTCATGAAAGTTCATTGTGATGACGGTCTTGCAAGAGACCTATATGATTTCTTTTCTTTTACAGTCCCAGGCGCAAAGTTCATGCCTTCTTATAAGAATAAGTTTTGGGACGGTAAAGTCAGACTCTTCTCAATGAAGACACATAAAATTTATATTGGATTACTTCCATACGTTGACGAATTCTGTAGAGAACGTGGTTATGAATTCGGTGGTATACAAGAAGTTATCGGAGACAAAACAAAGATTACAGATGAAGACGTAGATTTCTTCATTAATGGTGACGGTCTAATTCCAGGCTTGGGTCTTCCTTTTGAACCACGTGATTATCAAATAGAAGCATTCAAAACTGCAGTGCAATATGGTAGACAACTTTTATTATCACCTACTGCAAGTGGTAAGTCGTTAATCATTTATTTGTTATGTAGGTGGTATGAGGGAGAAATGTCTCTACCAAATTGTAAAACTATTATAATCGTCCCAACCACTTCATTAGTAGAACAGATGGCGAAGGATTTTAAAGAGTATGGATATAATGAAGACATTTGTAAAATTTATAGTGGTCAACCTGTATTTTCTGCTGACATTACGATATCGACATGGCAGAGTTTTGCTAAAGCACCTAAAGAAGTCTTACAAGGATTTGACGTAGTAATAGGAGACGAAGCACATCTATTTAAAGCACAAACATTAAAAGGTATAT